TCAATTGATGTTATTTCCGCCGCATTTATAAACCTTGCATCCGCATTAGATAGATTGGCAAGTGTTAATACAAAAGCATTGAATGATGTTCCGTGGATAAGAATGACAGCATTTGCAGGCGCAGGTGGTAGAATAACCCTTGCACAAAGTGCAAATAATTCGTTTAACATCGCACAAGATACTGCAAAGAACATTGAAAAGATGGCTGGTAATACCGAAGCAATGGTTAAGTTAAACAATACAATGGCTAAATTGTTAAAAGAAGGATTCTTTGGTGGTGAAACTTCTTCAATGAAATTATTCATCGATGGTAAGGATATGAACCACTCTATGAAACGTTACAAAGACAATACAAAAAACGGCGGCCCGAATGGCGGCAACGGATAAAGTAATTACCATAAATTTTCTTAAAGGATATTTATAGTAAATAGAATTACTATCAAATGCCAAGTATCTTAGATTTATTTAAACAAGCTAATGCAAACGGAGAGGTCACTATGTGGAATGGTGGCGCTCAAAACAAAGGATTGGGTGGCAAAGTAATGGATTTTGTAAAAGCAGAAATAAATCCGAAAGGACCAAGAGTTTTGTTTTACAAAAAATTAGTAACACCACCATTAATCTATGGTACGGAAACTCCACGTATTTCATTAAAAGGAACTGTTGACCCGGCGAGAAGTTTAGCGGTAGCATCGGCAAAATACATAGGCGATAAAGATTCAACAAAAAAGCCACCATTATTAAATTTAGGTTCTTTGTTGGGTGGTTCAGCTAATAGACCTTCTGATACTATTTTTGAAAGTGAGACTGGTGCACCAGTAACCAAAGGAACTTTACCCGCCTCAGTTGGCGACCATAGTGCACTACGATATGCAGTAGAAGGTGGTAAAACAGAATATTTTATAAGTAAAGTTCCAATGGGACCAAACGCACTTTCGGGTGTATTAAAGGGTGATTTAAATCAAATGGCTGGAAAAGCTATTGGTGCCGGAATTGGGGCAGCTAAGAAAGCAATAGGAAAGGCTGTTACAAACTTAGTTACTAAGAAAAGAAAAAAAGGACAAAAGGGGCCCAAACCACCATCAAATAAGACTAATAAAGCCGGCTTATTATATGGTAAAAACGTAGATGATAACGATACAAACAAAGGACGCATTAAAAATTCACAATACTTCACAACATATACTACGGATGCTATCAAAAACACCCACTATCCAACGGGTGTAGTAAAAAGAGAAGGTGATTATTTAAATTTAGATGCAATAAATTATCAAATATTAAGAACTCCATATTTTGAATCGGATTCTAAACTAAAAGAAACAATAAAAAATGATAGAGTTGCCGCACCATATATTAAGATAAAACCATATGGTAAAGAGTATTCTATTGTATTCCCAGCAACTATAAGTGGATTAAGTGAGAGTTTAGCTCCTGAATGGAATTCGTTTAAATATGTTGGTTCTCCATATAACACTCATAGATATAATGGTGTAGAGAGAACTATAAGTTTTGAATTTAAATTATATTATTTAGATTCTGATACCAAATACACATTACTTAGTAGTTTAAATTCACTAAAGGAATTGACATTTCCATATAATCAAGTATCATCTATACAATATGCTGATAACGATAAAGAAGGGAAACTTAAAGAAGTAGCATTAGCGTTCTCTCCAAATTTAATAGAATTATCTATAAACGGATATTATAAAAATATATTTGGGTTCATAACACAATTAGAATTTTCAATAGATGATGCAACGAGTTGGGCAACAGTAAAACCAAATATGGGAAGCAGTTCAGAACTTGATAATCAATTATATCCAACTGTTATAAACGTATCATTTGGAATGACAGTAATTGAAAATCACAATATAGTTACAGGTAGAAATCCTGAAGTAAAAGTTATTAGATATAATTTTGATGGAATGGATAACTATACTGTATCAATGAAAATGGAAGGATTAGATAAAAAAGATGAAGAAAAAGTAAGTAAAGATACAAACGTAGCCATAATGAATCCTCCAAAAATAACAAATGTATATGTAGATGAAATCGAGGTAATTGAAGAAAACCCAGATGCTCTAATTCCAAAATAATTTAAAATATGGCAAGATATATAAATAGCGAAGTATTAAAAACAAAAGAATCTAAAAAACAATATTTAGAATCTACAATATATCCAATAATTAAAGCATCGGATACTGATTTATATATTATATCAGAAAAAGGAGATAGATTGGATTTATTGGCTAATAAATATTATGGTGACCAAACTCAATGGTGGATAATTGCAACGGCTAATAATATAAATGATGCTACTTTTTATGTACAGCCAGGAATTCAATTAAGAATACCATCGGATACAACTAAAGTGTTGACTGATTTACAAAAGATAAATAAATAAGTTATGGGATTTCCATATTTAGCACCCGTAAAGAAATGGGTTGTAGACATATTGAAAGAAAGAGAATATTCTACTGATGCGGTATCACCTACATCGGAAACAAAAATACCTAATAATTTTAATTCCGTTTTAAAAAGACCGTGGGTAGTATTAACTTCTGGTGCTAAAGTTACTAAGCAACCTATGAAGGGATTGGATGCTGAAGCTAGAGCACAAAAGCTACAAGAATTATATAATCAAAAAGCATCTGATAGTAAAGATTATTTAGGATGTATTATTAGAAACGATTTAGATAGCGATGCTAAATATCAAAAGGAAGAATCTTATATAGGAGTTGACTTTGCCGGTCAAAAAATAAAAGCAATAGGTGAATTTAATAGAAGAATTTCTACACCAATCATAGAGAGTGTTGAAATAGATACCGATGGTGCTAATAATACTTTAAAAATCGCAAGAGTAAATGTTAGATGTTTTTCATTAAAACAATTTGAAATGTTTGAATTGTTTTTTTGTAGACCTGGTATGAACGTATTAGTTGAATTCGGAGATAATACATTGGATACTTATAGATTTAGTAATAGAAAAAAGCCAATTAAAGAGGCATATCCAAATTCAGCACACGTATCATCTTTATTATTTCCAAAAAACAATTACCAAAACTTTGTTGACATATTTGCATCTTATTATAGGTTCACCAACACATCTTTTAAACTATTTCAACAACACGTTGAAAAATCAATGGGTTCATATGATTTTGTAGCTGGTAAAGTTACTGATTATAGTTTTGGAATAGAAGCTGATGGGACATATAATGTTATGGTGGAAATTTCGCAAGGAAATCAAATGTCATTAGCTATACCAGTAAACGTTGGTAATGATGCATCTCAAGTAGGAACTCAACCAAAAGCTGGTAGTGTTGAGGAATTTGACCAATGGATTGCACAATTAGTTGCGGATTTAAATATAGAAAAGGGTAAATTAGCTGCAAGTAAAGCTGAATGGGATAAAGAATTTTTTAACTGGGGTAAACTTAGTGATAAAAAAGAAGATGAAACTGCATCAGCCGAAAGATATGTTTCGTTAAGATTTATATTAAAAAAATTAATGAACTACTCATTGACAGAAACAGGATATGTGCCAGATGATTTTCAATTTACCATTCCTACATACGATATAGGAGGAACACAAAAAGAGTATATACCAATACGTTCTCACAAAAACATTATTTCGGCAAATACTGATATATTATATCCAAACAAAGAAATGGTAACGTTTCGTGCTCCTATAAATGACCCCAAAAAAAACACAAAAGAAGGAGATGAAATACAGGTTTCAACTAAAACAATAGATTGTAGTATAAACGGATATTCAATAAATGAAGGAGTTGATGTTAAAGATATTAATGGTAATATTATAAATCCAAAATCAACCGAAGGGGATTGTTGTGGAAATGCTTTAAATATTTTTATAAATTATAAACTCTTAGTTCGAGCGTGGAGAGCATCCTACACACGAATAGAGTTTTTAGGTGCTATATTAGATGCAATGAATGCAAATAGTTTTGGTAAATTCAGATTAGTTAGAGCAAATCATATAGAAAACGTATCAGCATCGGTAATGGATTACACAGCAACAAGTGATGTTAAGATAGATAATGAAATTTATAGATTTAATGTTAACACTATAAAATCAAATGTTATTGATTTTAGTTTTAACTTTGAAATGAGTAATTTAGTGGCAGGAAGAACTGTATTCAATGCTCAAAGATTTTTAACAGATGCATTAAAAAATTTAACAAAGGAACAAAAAGCACTGCCACAAATACCACTACCACCAAGCGCATTTCAACAATTTGATATGTCTTTGATGAGTAATGCGGATGGATTTTTTTCTTTGAATATGATTGATTTGAAAGCATTGGAAGCAAACTATAATGAAACCGCAAAGAAAAGTACATTGCCAGCCGATTCAGAGCAACCAAAACCAAATGAAGCGCCGGATTACACTGCAATCATAGATAGTAAATCAATTAAATTTAAATTAAAGGATGGAATTAAAGTTTTAATATTTACTGATGGGGAACTTACAAAGAAAAAAATATCAGCACCAAAGCAAGATGCGAAATCAACTTTAAGTCCTATCGATATAACATTGACATTAGATGGTATAAACGGATTCAATTGCGGTGAATACTTTAGAATTAACGGTGTACCTGAAATATATAATCAAATAGGCGTTTTCCAAATAACGAATACTAAGCATAGTGTTACGCCAGAAGGATGGAGAACTACATTGGAAGCACAATTTAGAATAACACCTAAAGAATAAAACTATGTATTCCAAAATAGCAACAAATTTAAATCAGTTTAAGTTAATAAATCCGAAAACAATAGTTCCATCACCAGATGAAGATGATTATCAATTAGGATTTATTAGAAGATACTTTTGCCAAAAAGCAAATGATTCACATAGTTACATATTTGAAATTGATGAGCAAGAATATAGAAAATTAGAGTATTCTCCGCTTTGGAAAGTAGTTGATGTAAAATGGAGAATAAATGGTCCTTTGGACAAAATGTATGATGATGTTGGTAATATAAGCGATATAGGGATTAGAGAATCAAATAAAGCGGCTATAAACTTAGCGGCTTTGAAAATTAAAAATATTTCCTTATATTTACCAAATATATTACAATTCTATAAATAAGAGATTTTGAATTCTCAAAAAAAAGTTGTATATTTGTGTCCGTATGAACTTAATAGAAACCAACGATACCCTTCTGTCCTTTTACAAATCAAGCCCAAAGGTGGCATTGATGGTGCCTGTATGGAGTTCACCCAAAGCACATGAATACGATACATCTATTTCGTTTGTATATCTTAGAACTGAAAAATCCGATTACCTTATAAACTTTAACCACATCGATGCCAAACAATGTAAAATGGCAGCACTTAGGTTGTTGGTTAACGAAAACACATTAGTTTATGGGAATCGCTATATTGGTAGCAAAGGAATCGATTATGAGTACGCTTATTTTGAGGAGTATGGGAAACCATTTATTTTAGAAGAGTTCGCTGAAGAGGTTTATAGAGGGTATAGAGTTGACTTTAAATATCTTAACGATTGCATACCTTTAATGAGATGGTATGAAGTTTTAAAAAAGATACCCCAAATATCAGAAATCAAACCTTGGTATAGAAAATATTCAGATTCCATCAAAACATTGGGGAGGCTGGAGGGGGCTGGGGTGAAAGTCGATGAAGAAAATTTTATTGATAGATTTCATTTCAACAAAGAGTATTTGCCCAAAGGGTTTGCTTACACAAAATACAATCCATACACAATAACGGGCAGACCGAGCAATAGACACTTAGGGGTTAATTGGGCTGCGATGAACAAATCCGATGGTAGTAGGGGGAATGTAGTGAGCCGATTTAAGGGGGGTACGTTGATTCAATTTGATTACGAGTCCTATCACATCCGTATCATTGGAAAGATGGTGGGGTATGTATTTCCCGAAGGTGAAACTGCGCACGAACATTTAGCAAAGTACTATGGAGTTTCAACCGAAGAATCAAAGGCGTTATCGTTCAAATACCTTTATGGTGGTTTGGATGAATTTGCTAAGGGGATTCCGTTCTTTCAAAAGGTGGATGAGTATATTCAATCCGTTTACCAAAAGTTCGTAATTTCGGGCCGTTTAACGACACCACTTTACAAAAGGGAAATCCCATTCCAACGAATCGAAGGAGCGACTGAACAAAAAGTATTTAACTACTTATTACAGGCATTGGAAACTGAAATCAATTATAAAAAGATTGAGGAAGTTTTGGAGTGGTGTGAGGGAAGAAGGTCAAAAATGATACTATATACCTACGATGCGTTCTTAATTGATGTACATCCGCAAGATAGAGATAACTTATTAAAGGATTTGAAATACATATTGGAGAGAGGTGGATTTCCTGTCCGAGCATATGAAGGAAGTAATTATGATAATTTAGTTGTAATACAATAAAACTTTATATTTATATCCGATACTTATATAATAATCAATAGAAAAAAAAT